ATCAGGTAGGCGGCTGCTCGTAAAGCAGCGAGGCATGGGCAATCGGCTTTTCTCATGCGGCGCTTTGTCGCGTTATCCGCTGCCGACCATGCTGCACTTGCTTCGCCTATCCGCTGCCGACTGTTAGGCCGTGTTATTTATGCCAGTGCAGATTCAGTCCACCACGCTTCAACTGCGCAGCCATTGCCGCGTTTGTAGCGAATAAAGTAGGATTTTTCGGCATACGCATATTCGGCGCGACCAATTACTTCACCGGTTTCGCCGCTGGCGGTGATGGTTACCTGTTGTTCGAGTTCAAATTTAAATTTTGAATTTGGCATGGTGATTTACCTATGTAAGTTATTGGGTTTATGCCGTGTTGGCCCCGGATCGGGAGGACTACGGCTCGCGTCGCCTTGGCAGCGCATCTCCGCTGTGGTTGCGGTATGGGTGTATTAAACACTATTGTGTTTGATAGTGTCAACACTAAAGCGTTATTTATGGCAAAATAAAAACAGTCAGGACGTCTGGCGGTTAAAATTAGGATAAGACAATGCTATTTAAGTTGCCAAATTGCTATAAACGGGCGATGTGGGGTAAAACCACGCGGTTTGACAGGAGGGCTGGCCGGATCGGGGTAATATTTGAGATGGGCGAAGGAGGAGTAGTACGTATCTCGCTTGATGAGGCAAGCGCACGGCATATTGCTGAAGCTTTACAGGAGAGCCTTGCGATCTACGTCAGAGAGCGCGGCCAGTCGAAAATGTCTTCCGTTCAGGCTTCAGGGGTGAAAGTGAATAGCGCCGAAGATTTTACTAGACATCTTCAATCTCAATGGCTGCTGGTGGCCAAGGAAGAAAAATGGTTTTCCCGTCAGCGGTGGTATAAGGTATGCCGCCGAATTCTTTTGCGGCTTCGATCGCTCCTGCAACATCACCATCCGCGATGGTAAAAGTGAAGTTGAGTGAACTGGGAGTGTTGGTATCGCCAAAGTATACAGCGCCCCTAAATGTAATTTTTTTAGGTGTGTTGCCGGTTAGATTCTTTTTATAGTCGGTAAAGTCGATGACACTCATGGCGCGTTTTGGTTTCGGATGGGTAATATATCTGGGGTAGGTGTATTTATCATAATTTAATTGATGAAGCGTTCAGCCTGGCTGGTAGCCAGGCAATAAATTGCGCTTAGTATGAAGTCATAATTGATTGAATTTTTGCAAGTAATTCATTTTCCAAGTGCCCTCTTGAAACGCAGGTAAGCGTTATGCTTTGCGTGTCATTCCCGGGCAAATAAGTTGCGCTCATATTTGCCTTTAGCGTAATTTTATTATCAGATGCCAGTACGCCATAGCCAAGTTTAGAGGAGGTTCTATTGTCTTTCAAATAGTCTAGTCCCATGGTTGTTCCGCAGTCAGCCATTTTCGGGGTAAGGCGAATATCTTTCGGTGCGGTAGAAATTAACCCCGCAGCATCATCAATGTTAGTGATTTGGTATCCCTCTGAAACTAACACCTGCTTTGCGGCGCGCAGTAATTTCACTTGGGAGCCTTGTATATTTTGCGATGCATCAGGTTGAGCTGTAATCGGCTCTTTATAGGTAGCCGCGCAGCCTGTGACTGATAGCAGTGAAACTATTGCAAGTAACTTGTACATTTGTCGCCCTTTATTTGGAATAGAAACTACATTTTACTGGAAACTGGATCACGTTATTGGGTGCCGCTTTGTTTGGGTTTTCGGCTGAATTTAGCAATCGAATCAAGCAATTCTAGCGCATCGTCTAGCCTGTATTCTGATTGCAACTGCTCAAGCATTGCAATGCCGCGCTTAATGCGTTCGTCTTTCATCCCTGGGTTTTCAAGCATTTCGCCATCTTTTTCGGAAAGCCAATCAGTCCTAACCCCGCACGCCTTGGCTAACCGTGATGCAAAGCCGGTCGTTAACGCCTCATCACGCTCGATACGCGATATTGCAGACTGCCTGATTCCAACAGCATCTGCAAGTTCGGATTGTGATATTCCGGCATGTTCGCGCGCTTTTTTCAGGCGCTGTCCAAGTGTGTATTCCATGCCAAACAAAATACTTTGGTATTTGTTAAAAATCAAAACACCTTTGTGTTGACCAGATAAACGCTGTAGTGTTATTCTTTGCTCCATGGAAAACCCCTTACAAAAAGCAGTTGATATAACTGGCGGACAAACAAGTTTGGCGAAACTGATTAAGGTTAGGCAATCACATGTCTGGAATTGGTTGAATCGCTCACTTGGCGTAGTTCCCGCTGAATACTGCATAAAAATCGAACAGGCCACCAACAGCGCGGTAACCCGGTACGAGTTGCGCCCGGATGTGTTCGGCGCTTCGGCTGACTGCGCATCTAATCAAATCAAGGAGGCCGCATGAGCGAGCCTTTATCATCTTCGTGCTACTCCCTGAGCGAAGCCCGCGCAGCCTCTGTGCGGTTAATGCCATCGGTCGCAATGCCGGTGGCATTTTTTTATTCAGGATCGAGCGCATTGCGCTCTCCTAGCACTGACCGCTCTACTCTCGCCATTGCCTTGATTTGGATTGCACAGGCATCCGCGTCAGCATTCGGTTCAGTGATCCGCTTCACAATCTCACAACGCGCACGGTATTCGCTGCGCACGTCCAGTCCGCTTTGCCTGATGACCGCTGCCAGCATCTGCATCAGCGCGATGTTCTGGGCTTGCAGGGTGTTGATGCGGTCGATGAGTTCTTTAGTTTTCATGTTCCAACGATGCGCCGATAAGAGCGCACTTACAACGTCAATATAAAGGGAGTAATGCCATGTCTATGCTCGATGCGCTCTATTTGTCTGCACACGAATATCCGGGGGCGATCCGCGCCCTGGCTGCACGGATGCAGGTTAATCCATCAGTTCTGTCGCATAAGTTAAATCCAAACGATGCGACCAATCACCTCACAGTGCGTGACATGGAGCAGATCATGATGCTGACAGGTGACTACCGTGCACTGCATACGCTGTGTATGGACAACGGCCACATGGCGTTGCAACTGCCTGAGGTGGATGATCAGGACATTACATTCGCGATCGTCAAGACCTGCGAGGAGTTCGCAGGTTACCTGAAGAGCGTGACCAACTCACTGGCTGATGGCAGGGTAACCGCCATCGAACTGCGCAGCATCCGCAAGGAACTCGCCGAGATGGTCGCTCAGTCCGGCAGACTTGAAGCCATCCTGGCAGCGCTGCAAGCGCAAGGAGCACAGCTATGAGAACCAACAACCCCGCTCCCCGTCAGATTGGTAAGCGCAGCATCGCATCACAGTTGCGCGCTCATGCAACTCTGCAACGCAACACCCAACGGCATCCGGTTTCAAGGTACTCCCTGGGGTTTTCCACTGCGGGTAATCCGAGCCCCGTTATTGCGCTAGGGTTTGGAGTTTCAAACTTAGTCAACTCAGCCACCTGCTGAGACTGCCATGCTCACCATAAAAATTGAGGGGATGGAAGAGTTGAAAAGTCGCCTAAGCAATATCGGGCGTGATCAACTTCCTTTCGCTGCTGCGATGGCTATCACGAAAACCGCAAAGTCAGTTGAGGCGCGTTTGCAGTCTGATATGGCCGGTGTGTTCAAGTCGCCAAGCCCATATGTTAAGCGAGCGACATTTACACAGATTGCGAATAAGCGCGACCTGACCGCAACGGTTGGATTAAAAGATATGAAGCCTGCTGGCGGTACCGCGCCATCGCTGCTGCTGAAAGAGCATTTCATCGGAGGTATGCGTGGGCGCAAGCCATTTGAAAAAGCCATTGAATCTATCGGCGGTTTGCCGCACGGCTATCGAGCCATTCCAGGCGCTGGAATAAAGCTGGATGCCTATGGTAATCCAAGCCGCAAAGAAATCAGCGAGATGCTAGGTGCATTGCGCGCAAAGATACAGGTTTACAAGGGGCGCGGCAAGCGTCTGATGCTGGTCGGTTATTTTATCGTTCCAGTTGGAGCAGATACACACTTGCATCCGGGTATTTATAAGCGATTCGCTCGAAAATCAATCAAGCCAATGTTTATTTTTGTCCAGTCTGCCGCCTATAAAAAGGTGATCGACTTCGAGCGTAGCGCAAATGAGGTTGTTGCCAGTGAATTTCAGCCAAACTTTGATGTAGCGTTTAGCTTCGCGATGAGTACCAATACAATGGGTTTCGCGAAATGACGACCTGGACAAACTACGACGAGGTACTGCTCCAGCTGCGGGACTTCGGCCTGATCGTCAGCGGGATTGATACCGGAAAGATGAAGCGCTGCAAGGTTGAGGGTGATCGCGAGCAGCGCGGCTGGTACATGCTGCACGAGCTGCGACTTGATGAAGGCGACACAGTGCTGGTCGGCAGTTACGGGATTTGGCGCAGCAACGAAAACAACGCGCAGAAAATTGAGCTGACCGCACGCAAGCTGTCTGATGATCAGCGCGCCGCGCTTAAAAAACGCTGGGCAGATGATAAAAAGCGTTGTGATGCAGAGCGCAAGCGTGAGGCCGATAAGGCCGCTGCTCGTGCTAAGCAGGTCTGGGACAAGCTGTCCATCACAGGATCATGCCAATATTTGGAAGCGAAGGGCGTACAAGCGCATGGTTTGCGCTTTTCAGATACGAATTGCGCCTATATTCCGATGCTGGATGTAAACGGTGCGGTCCATGGGCTGCAAATCCTGCTGCCAAAAGGCCACCCGCGCATTGCAAAGACCCAGCGCAATAAGGATTTTTGGCCTGCCGGACTGGTAAAGAAGGGGCATTTTTTCCAGATCGGCGTAATCCGCGACATCGTACTAATCGCCGAGGGTTATGCCACCGCTGCCAGTTTGTACGAAGCCACGCAGCTGCCGGTCATCGTGGCTTTTGATGCCGGAAACATTGTTCCGGTCTGTGAATTGATCAAAAAACGCCATAAAACAGCAAAAATACTGATCTGCGCGGACGATGATTTCAAGTCAGAAGGGAATCCCGGCATGGCCGCCGCTTCAGCCGCCGCACTGCTGGTGCATGGCGCGACAATCGCCCCAGTGTTCAGCATCGAGCGCGATGTCGGTAAGAAAGGACTGACTGATTTCAACGATCTGCATCTGGGTGAAGGCCTCCACACGGTTCGCGCCCAGATCGAAGCGCGTCTCGATGATTTGAAGTGGGTCGCGGCTGCGAAGCCACGCGCGGGCGTTAAACCACAGGGGGGCGGGGAAATTGAAGCTATGGCCTCGTTGCTTACGGTAGATGAGGCGGCTGCGCGGTTCTGGGGAACTTACGGACTAGGCGGAAAGGTCTTATTTGATGCGGTCGAATGCCGCCTGGTACATCGTGATGACGTGATGAATCTGTTGCCAGATCGCGCCTGGGGTGATTTGAAGCGCCATCCTGATTGGCGCGTCGCACGCGATACTGAGATCGGCTTCGATCCGACTGAGGAAGACAAGCAAATCCGCTGCAATCTATTCTCTGGCTGGCCTACCGTACCAAAACAAGGCCGCTGCGACGTGCTGTTGTCGCTGCTGGAATATCTATGCTCGAATGACAGCGACAGCCATGACGTTTATAAGTGGGTGCTGAAGTGGCTGGCCTATCCATTGCAGCATCGCGGCGCGAAGATGCACAGCGCTATCGTCGTGCATGGCCGGCAGGGTACGGGTAAGAGCAGATTCTTCGAGGCGTATTCCGAAATATTCGGCGAATACTCACGCGTTCTCGGACAGGAAGCGCTGGAAGACAAATTCAACTCAGACTGGTCAGAAAAAAAGCTGTTTATCCTGGCCGATGAAGTGCTGGCGCGCACCGACATGTATCACATCAAAAACCGCCTGAAAGGATTCATTACGGGTGGCACCATCCGCGTCAATCCAAAAGGCGTAGCCGCGCACAACGAAAAAAACCAGATGAACATCGTGTTCCTTTCTAACGAGCGTCATCCGCTGGTACTAGAAAACGATGACCGGCGGCATTGTGTGATTTGGGTTCCGCCTAAGCTGGATGATGAATTCTTTGCTGCGATCAACGATGAGATCGATAACGGCGGCGTGGCTGCGCTGCATCACTACCTGCTGAATCTTGACCTTGGCGATTTTAAGCCGTGGACAAACCCACCAATGACACAAGCTAAGGCGGAATTGATCGAACTTAGTCTATCGAGCGAAGAGCGTTTCATTGGCGAATGGATGCGTGGAGAATTGGAATCGAATAATGGAGAAACACTGCCATTTTGCCCTTGTCTTGGCTCGCATCTATACCGGGATTATGAACGCTGGTGCGAACGTACTGGTGAGCGTAAGCGCCCCATCAAAGATCTAATCAGTTTTTGCGGAAAAATGAACGGTTGGTCTGCCGGAGTATCCAGTCCAACCTGGACGACACTGGTGGATAAGGCGATAAAAAATCGCAAGATGATTGTCCCGAGTGAAGCGGATCTGCAAGCCAGCATAAAAACTAGCAAGAGTACTGTCCAGCAGCGCATTCAGCGCGATCGGTTTGATAGCAAGGCGCACTGGTTAACCGCATGTTTTTTCGAGTATGGCAACGCAAGCGGGATTTTAGAATGAAAAACCACGCCAACCACGGCAGCAACCACGCCACAAACCACGCCATAAATCCCGCCGTTATTGGGAAACCACGCCAACCACGCCTGAACCGCCTCACGTATATGCGCGAAACGTTCACGCGATACTTTCAGATAAATAAATTATTGCTTATGTGCGTTAGTGCCGTGGTTGCCGTGGTTGCCGTGGTTTTATTAAATAATCAAAGAGTTAGAAAAAAATCAGGCGTGGTTTGTGGCGTGGTTTGTTTTTCTTCTGGCGTGGTTTTTAAAAATTAAGGTGAAATGATGAAAGTTCAGGAAAAAATTGAGATGTTGAGTTGTGCTGCTCTGGTGCCTTATGCCAAAAACAGCCGCACGCACAGCAAAGAGCAGGTCGCCCAGATTGCACGCAGCATCCAGGAGTTTGGATTTACCAATCCGGTGCTGATCGACGGGCAGGGCGGAATCGTTGCCGGTCACGGGCGCGTTATGGCCGCTCAAAGCCTTGGGGTGGAGTCTGTACCTTGTCTGCGGGTAGATTGGCTCACAGAGGCGCAGAAAAAGGCTTACGTGATCGCTGACAACCAGCTCGCACTGAACGCTGGATGGGATAACGATATTTTGTCTGCTGAAATTAAAGAGTTGCAGCAAGACGGTTTCGCGCTGGATCTTCTTGGATTCAACAATGAAGACCTGGATGACCTGCTTGGCGATGCCGTGCTTGATCCTCAAAAAGACCCTGAATCCTGCCCCCCTGTGGCAGTTGAGCCAGTTAGCGGGCTGGGCGACATCTGGCTGCTCGGGCAGCACCGCGTAATCTGCGGAGATTGCACCACTCCAGTCGCGATGGCTGCGTTGATGTCCGGAGAAATGGCTGACGTATGCTGGACCGACCCGCCTTATAACGTCGCTTATGAAACGACCGCAGGGAAGATTGATAACGATGACATGGACGATGCGAGTTTTGCCAAATTTCTCGGCGACTTTTACCGCACGGCCTATTCAGCCATGAAGCCCGGTGCAGCCATTTACGTCGCTCACGCTGAGACCGAGCGCTCAAACTTCACGCGCGAGATGCTCAACAACGGTTTTAAATTGTCCGGCGTGGTGATCTGGCGCAAGAACACCCTGGTGCTGGGTCGCTCTGATTACCAGTGGATCCACGAACCGATCCTATACGGCTGGAAGAAGGGCGGCGCGCACCGCTGGTTCGGCGGACGTAAAAAAACCACCGTCGAGCAGATGGGCGATGGCTCTCCATTTGTAAAACGCGCCGACGGAAAATGGGAACTGCACTTGGGGGGGGGTATCTTCGTAGTAGATGGCAAGGCAGAAATAGAGGAACTGCTAACCTCAGTTATCGTCGAGAACAAACCGCAGCGCAACGATGTCCATCCCACCATGAAACCGGTCGCGCTGATCGAGCGCCAGCTACGCAACAGCGCACAGAGCGGCGACATCGTGCTAGATGCGTTCGGCGGATCAGGCAGCACGCTCATGGCCGCCGAGCGGCTGGGAATGAAAGCGCGCCTGTCGGAATTGTCTCCGAACTACGTCGACGTCATCGTTCGACGCTGGCAGGAATATACCGGGCAACGAGCCTATCACGCATCAACAGGCCAACCTTTTCCTCAGTCGAAGTAATTTATAAATGACTACCGTTACACAATCCGAATTTTCCGCCCTGCTTGGGAAGGACAAATCCTACGTCACCCGTCTCAAGCAAGCCGGCAGGCTGGTTCTAACAGCGGATGGTAAGGTCGATGTCGAGAAAAGTCAGACGCTGATCGCCGCCACTGCAGACCCAAGCCGCAACGCGGCAGTGGAAGCGAGGGCAAGCGAGACCATGCGCGGAGAGAACGCGTCGCGTTCGACAGGATCAGGTCAAACTTCTCAGCAGGAAAACATCGGGAACAGCTACCAGACTGCAAAGGCTATCAACGAGAAATATAAAGCGCTTACCGCGAAGGCCGAATACGAGAAGCTGATCAACAAGCTGGTGGATTCCGACGAAGCGCGGCTTTTCGCTGCCGACCTGGCCGCATCGTTCCGCGCTGCGCTGGAGATATTGCCGGATCGTCTCGCGCCGGAGCTGGTACCGCTATCCGACACTGAAGCGGTACGCGCCGTACTGGTCGAATCATTCGAGCAAGTGCTAACAGATCTGGCGGACAAGATATTGAAATGGGGTAAGACGGAATGACCCTCTCTGCCCGTCATCTGATGTCCGCCGCCGCATCGCGCGCCGTGCGCCCGCGCGGCCGTCTCACCGTATCGCAGTGGGCAGATAACCATCGTGTGCTATCCAGCAAAGGTAGCGGTGAGGTTGGTCGCTGGCGCACGGCGCGCAACCCGATGCTGCGCGAAATTCAGGATGCACTTTCGCTGCACTCCCCGATCCGTGAGGTATGGGTGATGAAAAGTTCGCAGGTCGGAGTCACTGAGATGTCAGTCAATTGGCTGGGCTACACGATGGATTACGCCCCCGGCCCGGTGATGGTGCTGATGCCGACGCTGGAGGCACGCGATACGTGGAAGGTACAGAAGCTCAACCCGCTGCTCACCGACACTGCCTGCATCCGCGACCTGCTGGGCGGGCTGCGCTCACGCGATGCGGCGCACAGCAAGGAGTTGATCGACTTTCCCGGCGGCATCCTGTTCCTGGCTGGCGGAAATTCGCCAAACAGCTACGCGCAAAAGTCGGTTCGCAACCTGATGATGGACGATCTCGACCGCTTCCCGGCGCAGATCGGCGAAGAGGGCAACCCTGTAGAACTGGCGCGCTCGCGTGTGAAAGCCTTCATGCGCTACAAGTTGCTTTTTGCCAGTACACCGACAATCAAGGGCGCCAGCCTGATCGAGCGCGGCTACGAGACGGGCGACATGCGCCGCTACCATGTCCACTGCCCGCACTGCGGCGAACGTCAGGTACTGAGCTGGTCACATGTGCGCGGTAACACCGCGCTCACTGCCGCGCAATACATCTGCGAGCAGGGCTGTATCATCGAAGAGCATCACAAGCCAGCGATGCTGGAAGGTGGAATCTGGATTGCTGAACATCCGGATCGGCGAGTGCGCAGCTACCACATCAGCGCGCTGTATGCACCCATTGGCCTCGGCCCGTCCTGGCTCGATTTGGTGCTGCAATTCAAGCGCGTGCATAAAGATCCGCAATCGCTCAAGACCTTCATCAACCAGAACCTTGGCGAAGCTTGGGAAGACCAGACCGACAAACTCAAGCCGCATGAACTGTCAAAGCGTGCGGGCGAACACGGGCGCGGCATCATTCCGCCCGGCTGCCTAGCGCTTACCGCCGGGATCGACACACAGGATAAATGGCTGGCCGTCACGTTGCTGGGCTGGGGCGCACCTGCCACGCCGGACGCACAGCCGCGCCTGTGGATCGTGGACTGGATTGAGATACAGGGCGACACCACCAGCCCGCAAGTGTGGGACGAACTGCAAGCCTGGCTGCACATGCCGCGCGTCAACAGTTACGGGCGCGAGATGCGCATCCGCGCCGCCAGTATCGACAGTCGCGGCCACCGCAGCGAGCAGGTCAAGGACTTTGTGATGCGCAGTACGCACAAGATCCCCGTCTACTCGGTACAGGGCGCGACCAACCGCATCGGCCGCGCCATCGCCACCAGCGGAAGTAGTCCAACCAAGACCCGCACCGGTAAGGTAATCAAGAGCGGATACATGCTGTGGAACGTCGGAACCGAGCACTGCAAGGATTTCATCTTCGCCAACCTTGGCGCAGATGGCGAGCGCCAACAAAGCGAATGCATCTTTAACTTCCCGCAGGGGCTGGAGCCGGAATACTACGACGGCCTGCTTTCGGAAGTGTACGACCCGGATAAGAAACGCTATATCCCGCGCCTGGGACAAAAGCACAAGCGCAACGAGCCGCTCGATACCTGCGTTTATGCCTGGGCCATCGGTCAGCATCGCGACATCAACCTCGGGCGTGGTCGCACCGGGCGCCCTGATCCGAAATACTGGGAGCGTCTGTCGGTAATGCTGGAACCGCAAGACCAAACAAGGTGTGATACCGAAAATCTGAAACAAGCGATTGAACAAAAACCAATGACAGTCGCCACACCTGTTCCATCCGCAAAAAAACCACGCAGTTCCTTTGCAACAAATGACTGGTCAAAAAGAGGTTTCAAATGAAATATGGTGATGACCTGATTAAATTCATGATTAAAACAATGCAGCACGCATTGGGTGAAAATTTATTTACCGAAAATCTTGCAGAGCAGGTTGAAACGCAGATCCGGCAAGAATATGGCGGGCAAGCGGTGTATGTAGCAAAAACAGATAGCGATGTTCGTCGAGAATCGATAATCAGAGAATTTAACGGTCGAAATCGTCGCGAAATCTGCGCAAAATTTGGTATCGGAAAAGCGCATTTTTACCGTATTTTGAAAGGCGGGTAATGAGTAAGCCGCTGCGCGACTCAATGCCAGGAGTCGCAGCGTTCATCGACGAATGTCGAGCAGTCTTCGGCGCTGAAATCATCAATGAGCAGATCCGCAAGGGGATGCATGGCTCACCAACATTTTATGCTTGCGAAAATGGTATTGAGGTTGGAACAAAAATGGCAGAGGCAAAGAAATTTATCACGGCAGATAAGATGTCGATCCAATCCAGCGTTAACTGTTCTGGCATGAAAGACCAAAAACGAAAAAAATAGTCTCATTTTCAACTGTAAATGAGACTCTATTGCGAATAAATTCGGTGAACTTGCAATTAAAGGATTCGCCGAATGAGTACCGCAACTGAAATGCTGGCCAAGTATCTGACCGCTGAATCTGCCTTATTAGAGGGTAAAGAAGTCCGCTTTGGCGATCGCATGCTGAAGATGGAAGATTTGGGAGCGATCCGATCAGGCCGTCTTGAGTGGGAACGTCGCGCATCTGTAGAGTCCGCCAAAGCCAATCGTGCAGCAGGAATTGGCGGGCTATCCGTATCAGTCGCAAGTTTCAACAATGCGCCAATCAACAATCGAAATTTTTTCGGGCGAAACTGATATGCCAAAGCACATCACTCTTAACCCATTCGATAAACTCGTTTCATACTTCAATCCATCTGCCGGACTTAAGCGTTTAGGGGCGCGCCGCGTGCTGAATCAGTACGAAGCAGCGCAACCATCCCGCTTGCGAAAATTTGCTAAAGACCAGCGCTCACCTGATCTGCAAGTCCGTCAGGGCGCAGTTTCATTGCGCATACTAGCCCGCAACTTGGAGCAGAATCATGATATTGCGCGCGGCGCACTACGTACGCTGGTTAATAACGTTGTCGGGCCAAATGGTATCGGGGTTGAGCCGCAGCCGCGCCGAAAAGATGGCAGCATCAATGACGAATACGCTAAGGCGCTACGTGATGCATGGCGCGATTGGTGTTTATGCCCAGAGGTGACGCAACGGCATCACTGGTCAAAAGTACAGCGCATGATGGCGAAGAGCTGGCTGCGCGATGGCGAGGTTTTTAGTCAGTCACTGACTGGCCCGGTGCAGTTTCTTGATCATGGTTCACGCGTACCATTTTCGATCGAGATGTTTGAAGCAGATATGATCCCCATGGGTTACGACGATATTGGGAAAAATATCAGCCAGGGAATTCAGCGTAATACCTGGGGGAAACCGACCGGATATTATGTCTGGAAATCTTTCCCGAATGATCGTGTTTCACTTACCCAGACCAATGACCTGAAGCTGATCGATGCGTCGCGTATGTTGCAGCTCGCCTCAATTGATCGCATCGGCCAAATGCGCGGGGTATCTGAGTTTGCCAGCGTGATTACCCGACTGGAAGATATCAAAGATTATGAAGAATCCGAGCGCATCGCCGCAAAAATTGCCGCCTCACTAACTGCATATATTAAAAAAGGATCTCCTGATTTATATGATCCGGCAAGCTCTACTGAGCGCGATGCTAGTGGGAACGCTTTACCGCGCGAGCTTTCCATGTCGGCAGGAACCATCATTGATAATCTCGGGATCGGTGAGGAAATCGGCATGATTGATTCCAATCGCCCAAATCCCAACGTTATTACCTTTCGACAAGGCCAGTTGCGCGCTGTTGCCGCAGGCCTAGGCGGAAGTTATTCCAGTATCGCCCGCGACTACAACGGTACTTATTCCGCACAACGCCAGGAATTAGTCGAGCAGTGGATTCATTACGCTGTACTGACGGATGAGTTCGTTGGCCAGTTTGTTCAGCCAGTCTGGAAACAGTTTGTATTGGCAGCACACCTATCCGGAACAGTTCGCATGCCTGCTGATCTCGAAAAATTCAGCGAGGATGATGCGCTATTTGTTGCGCAATCCATGCCGTGGATTGATCCGCTCAGAGAAGCTAATGCATGGCATCAGTTGGTCCAAGACGGATTTGCTTCAGAGGTAGAGGTGATGCGTAAGCGCGGCGCAAATCCGCGTGACGTATTGGAGCAGATCGCCGCATTCCGTAAAGAAGCGAAAGATAAAGGGCTGGTATTTGGTTCTGATTTGGCGAATGAGAAAGCAGTTGCGGCACAAATCACGCCACCCGATAAATAAAAATAGTCTCATTTTCAACTGTAAATGAGACTCCAGCACAAGCAAACTGCATTACCGACTTAGGAGCAACACAATGCCACAAGCAAATTTACAAAAATGGTACAGCATTCGCGCCCGTGCAGCCGCACAGGGCGTGAAATCGGCTGAAGTGCTTATTTATGGTGATATCGGTGAGAGCTGGTACGGTGATTCTGTGGTTGCTAGCGATTTTGTACGTGAAATCGCCGCGCTTGATGTCGAGCAGATCACTATCAGGATTAATTCATTCGGCGGCTCAGTCTCTGATGGAATTGCCATCTACAACAGCATCAAGCGCCATAAGGCCTCAACTACCGTGGTAATTGACGGCATTGCAGCCAGCATTGCCAGTCTGATCGCCATGGCAGGCGATACAGTCGAGATGGCTGAAAACGCGCTGATGATGATTCATGCGCCATGGGGTTATGCATCTGGCAACAGCGCAGACCTGCGGGAATTTGCCGATATGCTCGACACCTGGGCACAAGCAATGTCCACCAGTTACGCTGCAAAAAGCGGTCAGACGACTGAAGCCATGCTCGCGCTGCTCACCGACGGAGAAGATCACTGGTACACCGCTGATCAAGCCCTCGCTGAAAACTTCGTCACATCCGTTATTCAGGCCATGCCTATGGCCGCCAGTTTTGATCGCGCTGCTTTGGCTGCGCGGTTCAAGTCCTTGCCGGGCGTTTCCGGCAAAGTAATCGCGGCAGCCGCCGCACCAACTCCCAGGGAGATTGTAATGACCGAAGCAGAAATCAAGGCGGCAGCAATTGCAGCACAAGCCGCTGAATCTAAAAAACAAGAGGACATCAAAGCCGCAGCTAATGCAGCACTAGTTGCTGATGTAGCACGCCGCACTGAAATCAAAGCCACTTTTGCAAAATTTGGCACGATTACTGGAATTGGTGAAGTACAGGCTGCTTGCGAAAACGACATTTTCTGCTCAGTAGATATGGCAAATGCCAAACTGCTGGTACACATTGCAAAAGATGCGAAGCCTGTCGCCGGTAGCCAGATCGTCATGCTGGATGATGCACGTACGCAATTTCGCACCGGCACGTTAAATGCCATCATGGCGCGCGCCGGTCTGCAAAAAGATGATCGCGCAAATCAGTATCGCGGCTACTCAATGATGGATGTGGCGCGTGAATGTCTGGCGCAAGCTGGTGTAGATGTACGCGGAAAAAGCAAATTGGATGTGGTCGCGGCCGCATTTACTTCCACCAGCGATTTTCCGCTGTTGCTGTCCAACGTAGCTGAAAAAGCCATGTTGAAGGGTTACGAAGAAGCGGATGAAACTTTCCAGAAATGGACATCAACCGGCACACTGGGCGACTTTAAGCCGGGCAAGCGCCTTGATCTGAACTCCTTTCCGGCACTCGATAAAGTGGCAGAAGGTGCAGAATACAAATATGCGCAGGTTGGCGAACGTGGCGAAACCGTTCAGCTCGCCACTTACGGCAAGCTGTTCAGCCTGACCCGTCAGACCATCATCAACGATGATCTGGATGCATTCAGCAAGATTCCAATGCGCATGGGTCGTGCAGCCATCCGAACTATCGGCGATCTGGTCTACGCAATCCTGACCGGTAATCCAACCATGTCCGATGGTGTTGCACTGTTCCACGCCAATCATAGCAACCTGGCCGGCACCGGTACGGTAATAAGCACTGCATCGACCGATGCGCTACGCGTCGCAATGGCAAAACAGACAGCTGGTGGCGGTCCACTGAATATCCGCTTGGCCTATCTGCTCACACCAGTTTCACTGGAAGGTACCGCTCGTGTAGTCGCTAATTCTGAATTTGAAGTAGGCGCTACTTCATCCACCAAGAACAACACTACACCAAACTCAATGCGCGGCCTGTTCGAAGTGGTCTCTGACGCACGTCTCGATACCGCTTCCGCAACAGCGTGGTACGGCGCGGCGAATTCAGGCGCGACTGACACAATTGAAGTCAGCTATTTGGATGGTAATCAGACCCCAACGCTGGAGCAGCAAGGCGGCTGGGAAGTAGATGGCGTTGACTTCAAGGTGCGCATGGATGCTGGTGTTGCGGCGCTTGACTATCGCACCATGCAGAAAAACCCCGGCGCATAACCCGTAGGGGCGTACTCAGTACGCCCTCCATGAATTAGGAGAAAACAGTATGAAAAATTACATCCAAGAGGGTGATGTTCTGACCTTAACCCCGACGGCGGCAGTTGCAGCTGGCACAGGCTATCTGTTCGGCGCCGCACTTTTTGCAGTTGCAATTGCCGATGTGGCAGCCAATACGGCAGGCGCATTCGCAGCAGAAGGCGTAATTGACATTGCCAAAACTTCTGCGCTGGCAATTACTACTGGTGATCGTCTGTTCTGGGACGCAACCAATAAGTGCGTCAACAAAACCGCAACGGCACAGCAGTGCGTCGGTATTGCGGTAGCAGACGCAGCCAATCCATCTGCGACGGTGCGCATGTTACTCGAATCTAGCGTTCCGGCTGCAACTTAAACTATGAGCTTCGCCGCCATCCAGCAACGCGTTAACTCTGCCGTGGCGGCAAAGCTCATGACGGATTCAGCCACGCTAAATGGCGTTGCTATGCTTGGGAGATTTACTAGCGCAGCCGCTACAGTTCTATTGATGATGGATGGCAATGACCCGATATATACCTGTCTGTCTTCCGCGATCACAGATGATCCACGCGGCAAGTTACTGGAACTAAATGGGGTAGGTTATGCGGTTCGTCGCGCAACACCAGATGGATCTGGAATGACAGCGCTGGTTCTTGAACAGCTAAACGATGTCTTATATGCCGCTGCTATTTTGAAATTAAGGCCGATATCGCTATGAGCTCGAAATCTCTACAAATTGCAGATGCAGTTATTGCTTTACTGACAATCCCAGCTTTAACTGGAATTGGAGTTGGTGGCGTGACGATAGATCCAGATTACCACTATACCACCTCCGACCTGCCAGCCATCGCTGTGCATCCCGGTGATGAGTCCATATCGGACAGTGTAATCGGCGTAGTTGATCGAGGATTAACAGTCACAGTACGAGTTTTAAGTAGTGGGAGCGACGCGTTTTACACGGGTGATGCGCTGATGACTCAGTCATATAGTCGAATCATGAGCGATTTAACGCTAGGCGGCCTAGCAATGGATATTCGACCACAAGGCATTAAAAGAACCCGAGATATGCTGGAATTCCCAGTCATCGTGCATGAAATTGATTATTTGATCGAATATCGAACAACGGCTACCAGTCTGGAGATTTAAATGGAAATGACAGATCAAGCATCCGAACACGTAATTGAGATTCCGGCAGAGACCCCTGCTCACGGAGGAAGTTATAACGCACAACCTGACGGTAGCTTGATTTTGATTGAGCGTACCAAACAACAAAACGAGGAATAAATCATGCCACGCTTTCTGCGCAACAGTGCCATTTTGGCAAAAATTGAAACGACTTATGGGGTAGATGCAGCGCCTTCCGGTGCGGCAAACGCTATTCTTGTCAGCAATCTGACGGTAAATCCGCTCAATGCACAGAATGTAGATCGCGCACTGATGCGTGGATTTATGGGCGGTGCAGAGCAGTTGGTTGGTAACGCTTTCCTTGATGTCAGTTTCGATGTTGAGCTGGCAGGATCTGGCGCAGCAGGTACAGCACCCGCTTATGGTGCGCTATTGCGATCAGCAGGAATGGCTGAAGTAGTAACTGCGGCCAGCCGGGTTGAATATACGCCGATTTCCGCACAATTCGAATCGTCGACAATTTACTATTATGACGATGGCGTTTTACATAAGTTGCTTGGGGTTCGCGGCACATTCAGCATGGATATGACGCAAGGGAATCGCCCGGTGATGAAGTATAAGTTTACCGGTCTAGATGGCGGTGTAAGCGCCGCTGCGAATCCGGCACTAACACTGACTGGCTTCAAGCCGCCATTGGTAATTACCGACCCAAATACTGCCGACGTCTTATTTGGCTGTACCTATGCAGCCGGAGCGCTATCAGCTGGCACATCATATCCAAGCCAGGGATTGACGCTCGATCTGGGCAATACCGTTCACTATACCCCTTTGCTTGGTGGGCAATCGGTCGATATTACCGACCGCGTGACCGTCGGCACAGTTTCTACTGAACTTACTGCCGCACAGGAAGTTGCGATGATGGCATCGGTGAAAAGCAACACCTTGCAAAGTATCGGCCTGGTACACGGCACCACAGCAGGCGCGAAGGTACTGGTATTCGCACCGGCTGTGCAGATGATTAATCCGAAGAAGGGAAATCTGAATGGTCGCCGCCTGAATGATTATGACCTGCGTCTAACACCACTAGTCGGCAATGATGAACTCAGAATCGTGGTGCTGTAATGTTAAAAATAAACCCCAAGCCAACATTTAGCGCCACGGTACAGATCAGCGTACCGGGAAGCGAAAAGACCATCCCGGTCAAGATGGTGTTCCGGCACCGCACTATGAAGCAAATCACCGCGTGGTTTAAGTTGCAGGAAAAACGCGATTCTGCTGAAGCACTGGAAGAGCTGATTGAGTCATGGTCTGGAATTGAAGATGACGAAGGTAATGAAGTCGACTTCAGCCGTGAAGCGCTGGCTATCTTGCTGGGAAACTATCAGCCCGCAACCAGCGAGATCATTCGTGGCTACATGTATGAACTGGCTCAGAGCAAAATAAAAAACTAGAACGCGTTGCTTGTGCGCTGGTATCAGGCGACGCAAGTGACGCGGAACAGCAACAGGATGCACTAGCCGCCTTTGGTTTGAAACTGGATATTCCAGAGCATGGCACAGATATCGAGGTGTGGCCGGAAAATTGGCAAACCATGATAATTTTTGCTGATATGGCCACACAGTGGAATGTTGGCATGAGCGGTGTAATCGGATTGCGTTATGAGGCTTTACCGCTTGTTATGCAATTACACCGAGTTAAGCGCAAACAGCAGCAGGAAGTGTTCAATGGTCTGCGCATAATGGAATGCGCAGCGGTACGGGAAATCAACAAACACTGATATGGCCAACGATACAAAAATTGTCATCACCGCTGCAACCGATCAGGCCGAACGCTCATTACGAACACTAGGCGATTCACTTGACAGCGTTTCAAAACAGATGATCTCATTTTCTGGAATTGCCGGGACATTAGCTGGAGCATTATCTGTCGCTGCAATTACCGGGTACATCAAAGAAGCATCACTTCTTCAAGCCCGTTATGAAACGCTAGGCGTTTCCATGAAGATTGTTGGGAATAATTCCGGATATACCGCCGAGCAAATGAATGCCGCCGCTGAAGGAATGCAAAAGGTAGGGATTAGCATGATCGAATCCCGTCAGCAGGCTTTGAGGCTGGTTCAGGCGCATATCGATCTTTCTAATGCCAATAAGTTAGCGCGTATCGCTCAAGATGCAGCAGTTATTGGCAATATGAATTCATCGGAAGCATTCGCTAACATGATTCATGGAATTCAAACAGGACAAACTGACGTACTAAGAACAATCGGGCTTAATGTCAGCATGGAGCAGTCCTATGCAACCTATGCCGCAACACTTGGAAAGTCCAGCACAGCATTAACTCAAACTGAAAAAACTCAAGCCGTCCTGAATTCAGTCATGAAGGAAGGGGAAGGTATTGCAGGAACCTATGAAGCTGCATTAGGAACAGCAGGAAAGCAGCTCAATTCAATGACTCGGTACCAAGAAAATTACAAAGTAATTTTAGGAGAGACCTTCAACGAAGCGCTAACCGTTAGCGTCATGGCGTTCACAGCGCATTTGAAAGATGCAAATGGGCAGATATCAGAAATGAGTCAGAATGGGCAATTGAAAAAATGGGGATCAGAC